GCCCCGATACGTTTGGTCGCCATAGATATCAATGTCCTCTGGGAGCTTCATCTGGCTTCTCGTTGAATGAGATCACTTCGAAATAGTTCGTTGACGGGTTCTTACGGTATTTGATGGTCTTAGGGCGCCCGCCACCAAGAGAATCAAACAGTCTCTTGGCAGCTATTGCTTTGGAAAAAGTCGGCATCTTCTGAACATAAATCTGAAACGACCTGTAAGGCGTTGCCACATTGATGCGCCACATCGGATTGCCGCTTTGGCTGATTGAGCTATTAACTGTCCAGCCTTCCACCTCATCGCATTGGACTTGCGTCGGGTCTTTCTTCTTGTTGTTAAATGTAACCAGCTTGGCGTTCGGGTCGACCAGCTCTATTTTGCATTCCTCGCAATAACGGGCAGCAATATCGTTCTTGTGCTCGCAATGAGGGCACTCTTTTTCTGTCCACCTGTACGGGCAACGGTGGAGTTCATTTCCAACCAAATGAACAGCAGTGCAGCGACGACCATAGTGCGCTGGAATAGGCCCGTGCGGCCCCATGATAGGGTTGCCATCCAAGTCGATAAAATAGCCTGGCTTATTAACCTTATAGCCGGATAAGTTCACGCGGGCCGAAAACCAATTATCGACCGAACAAAGAGGGCACTCGACTTTAATCTTTACCCCTTCACTGGCTTCCTTTTCTTTGACCAAAGGATCGAACAGGTCGCCATTCGGGCAATGCCGCTCGATGTTCTCAGCATAGTCCACAATCAGGCAGTTTTCCTTGCCTGGGTGAAGGCGAAGACCTCGGCCAATAATCTGCATCAAAAGACCAACGGATTCCGTCGCGCGCAGGACGGCAATCACGTCGACATGCGTGGCGTCAAACCCTGTCGTTAAAACGGCCACGTTCACAAGATACTTGAGCTCCTGCGCTTTAAACCTGCGGAGGATGTCCTCGCGCTCCCTCTTGGTCGTTTTGGCCGTCACAATAGCAGACAGCTCTGGAGGCAAGCTTGCCAGGCATTCGTGGGCGTGCGCCACGGTTGCTGCAAATATCAGCACGCCCCTACGGTCTTCAGACTTTGCCACAATGTCAGCGACAATGGCTGACGTCTTGCGCCCATGGCCGTGATAAGCCCGATCGACGTCATCCTTGCGGAATTGTCCCATACTGTTCAGTTGCATGCCTTTGGTCGCGTAAGACTCCGCGTCTGGCTTCCCAATAATAGGCGGCGTCAAAAACCCCTGAGAGATAAGTTCGGGTGCCGTGATCCTGTAAACGCAGCGAGTGAAATAGCCGTTCGTGCCAGCCTCACCGCCGTCCGGCCATTGCTTAAAGACATAGCCGCTGCCCATACGGAATGGCGTGGCCGACATACCGACTACCCGCAGGTTCGGGTTTGGTATTTTCTCGACAATATCCTTGAACGTCGGAGTGATGTTGTGACACTCGTCCAGAATGACCATGGCAAATTCATTGCCAAATTTTTCAATACTGTTCAAAACAGTCAGAGGGGTGCCAAACACCACCGGATGCTCGAGGCACTTCATCCCAGCGCTCGCTGAAAAGATGGATGCGGGATTGCCAGTGGCGACATATTTTTCGTGGTTCTGCTCAACCAGCTCCTTTGAAGGAGCCAGAACAAGAACACGCTTTCCGCTGATCTCGAGCACAGTGTCGGCCAATGCCGCGATGATGTGGCTTTTCCCGCTATTATGATGCGCCATAAAGTAGCCATCAAGGTAAAGATGATCGCCATCTACCTCAAAGCCAAAATACTCATCCATTCCGTCCGGCAAATACGTAAATCCGGTGACGCGCCAGTCTTTGACCTGTTTTCGAGGCTTCGCCTTTTTTCTCTCTACTCGAATCGGGATTATTTGGGTATTTCCACTGATAGAAACCCTAAAATATTCCTCGCAAAACGAAGGAGAATATCCTTTTTTGCATTTTGTTTTATATGCGGCAAGGCCAACAGAACGACACATAAAAACCATGTCGGCGGCAAGCTTCTCAGACTTGCTGATCCAGTCGTATCCATTGTGAGTCATGTAACCGTCTGTGTCCAGAAGACCTGCAATCAATTGAAGGCGAACTAAAACGGAAGACCGCTTGTAAATATCAGGGACAAATTTTTCTCCAGCTCCGCACCCAAAAATGCCAAGTTCATCAAGAGCTGATGTCAATTTGTTCCTTGTCGAACGTGATGCTCCTGGATCAACAAGTCGATAATTTTGGGCAGAACGATCATAGTTTTTAAATCGCACTTCAAGTCCAAATTCTTTCGAAAAAGAATAAAGTTCATGGATGATTTCTTGGTCTGGAGTGCAGACCATTGGCGTCCCAACTTTGATTGATCCATCGCCAATAATGACTCCAAGAATCCAAGGGTGAATTGGTAAAATTGATTTTGCTCCGTCAAACTCAATCGATTCTGAACGGTAGAGCTTTGCTCTATGGCGAGCACACGGCGTTGCTTTGAGAATCTGATCAATTGTCATCTCAACAAGACGATGTTTGTCGCCGTGTTTTGCAGGCGACATCTTTAAGGAGAAAATGTGCCCTGCATTAACCCGAAATGGCTCCCCCTTTTTAGGGAAAATCCGATACATCTTGTCAAATCCGCGATGGAGCCTAACAACCGTTCGGATATTCCCATCCGGACCGATCAGCCGGTCTCCAACATCTACTTCTTCGACGGGGATAATGCGACCGTCAGCCAAAAGAATAGGGTGGCCACGCTCATGGCACCCCGTGGCAGCTTCAATCATACATGGTTCGGTGATACGCCGAATCCACTCAATGATTTTATCGTGGGCGTCTTGTTGGTATGGTCGGAGCGGCATTTACAAATCTCGTTTGGCTGGTTGGTTGTCCAAATAAATACCACGCACAATTATCTTTTCCAACAGTCCCGCCAAACCATTTTACGCGACCGACAGAAACAATCAGGTGGCACTTGTCTAGGTAGAGACGCGCTTGTTTCGTAAACATCCAATCTGAATCAAACAAAAACCATGTTGGCCTTATCATCGCGCAACGCTCAATCAACTGGTGCAACACAGGCCTAGCCCATGGCGGGTTTGTGATGATATGCGTGGCGTCCTTCACATCATCTTGCAACAAGAACGTCGCGTCGTGATGCGTGTATTGCGTCTTAGGGTCGGCATCATAAGACGCCACACACTGATGGCCATGTTTCTCTAAATGGCGGATGAGGTGACCCTCACCCGCACATGGTTCACAGAATTTAGTGCCGACTGGAAGATGTGCCAGCAATGGGACAACAGCATCATACGGCGTGCTGTAGAAATCCATTGGTTTTCTGGCAAGATCACTTCTCTTTCCCACCACTCAGACTCCAGTACTCGCTCGGGCTGCCACGATATGGCTCCAAATCAACGCCAGGTAGATGGTCCTTGACGACCTTGGCGTAAGAAACAGAGCCAGCCTTTTTTACGTAAGTCAGCTTTCTGTCGCCAAAAACAGCGTCTCGACCATCTGACAACTCCACAAGCCTGTCGACAAGCTCTTTCTTGCGCTCCTCATAAAGCCGGATAGCTTCCACCGTGTCATCATACTCCGCGATGATTTGTGGCGCGCTTAGTTCAAGTCGCTTGGGCGCCAAATGGCGCGCTGGATTGTCACGCTCCTGCAAGAAAGCATCATAGAAGGCTTTCAGCTTAGGCAGGTTTTCGTTGATGAATGAGCTGTCGACATGAACAACTTCCAATCTCGTTCCATGCGGAGCCCATTGGTAGAAGTCACAATAATCACGGCCTGTCACATACAACTGGAATTGCATCTGGGCGTAATAGTGCATCTGCTCACGGGCTGTCTTAAATCGGCTCTCACCCTTCCGCATGCTGTAAGGGCACTTGAACTCGACCAGCCCATAGTCCTCGATGAGACCATCTGGGGATGCGCCGAGCCAATCACCGCGCGTGATAAACCCGCATTCCTGGACCTTATTTCCTGTTTCCATCTCATATTCGCGAGCAGCGCCGCGCTCATTGAAAACACCCCATTCTGTTGCGGCGTTTCCTTTGAATTCAGATTCCGCGCCGTGATATTCACGCACCATGTTGCGCATGACATCATCAGGCTTCATGAATGGCGACAATCCAAGAATTGCGCCAACGCTGGAGCCTGTTATTTTACCACGGCGGGCTTCAAACCATGCTTTGCTTCGTTGTTCCATTTGACCACCTCTAAAAGTTAAACCGGAACGGTTCTTTTTCTGCTTTTTTTTCCTTAAACTTGCTCGGCACATAAGCAATCTTGCAGTGATGCTCACAGTAAGGCCGCCCTGTTTTCGGCGGTGCTCCGCAGAACACATATTCACCCGCTTCTGTTTCACCGATCGAGAAGCGACACGTGTCTGCGTTGAGCTGCATCAGGGTGATGCCTTTGCGCGGCTGCACTTCTGCCTGCATCTGCTTGATATGCGGCTTCAGGCGCTCCCGCGTTGCCTTGGGTGCCGGGATCCGTGGTTCTTGTTTGACCAAGCGCACCTTTTTAGCCGGCAGCGGGCGATCGATGGCTTCATTCTTGCGCATGCGCCAGACCATGCCTGACACCGCGTTGCGGCTGATGCCTAGTTGCCTGCCAATTTCGCCATATGATGCCGGCGTCTTCAGCAGCTCGCGCAGTTTGCCGTAGAGGTCGTTCATTTCCGTTTCACTCCGTTGAGAACTTTGAGCGCGAATTCACCTGTCGGAAACAGCCCATCGAGGATATCGAAGCGCGAACTGTCCCGCGGATACCGCTCCATCTGGATGATCTGGATGAGGCCGGAGCGGAAGTGCTTGTTCTCCTGCTCTAATTCACTCACCCGTGCCTCTGCTGCACGAAAGAGTGCTTCAAGATCGTCGGTCATTGTTTCTTCTCCCCTAGTGCGGCGCGGGTCTCTGGTTTTAAGTAAAGCCAATCAGCGCGGGAAATGTATTGACCCATGTCATCAAGCGCCGCTTCCAGTTGCTCAATGCGGTCGGCGGCAACATCCATAACAATACTGTCATCCTCATATTCAGCGCCTTTACGCAGCCGTTTCACGATGTCGTCGGTCATGGTTTCTTCTCCGGTGCAAGCTTCTGGGCCATCTCTTTGATGCCAGCCTCGAGCGCTTCCATTTCATCAGCGCTGACGACCGGCTTGGTGACGAGCTTCTTCGGCACATCGATCGGCACGGTGGGTGATGGGAGGCGCAGCGATGCGGCGGCGAATGCCATGTAGTTGAGCGCATCGATCCAGCTGTCCGTTTTCAAGCGCGTATTGCGGATGCGGGCAAGCTTGACCGACAGCATCACCATCTCGACGTCGAACTCCGACAGATCGCGACCTGTGATCATGTTGCAGATCTCGGCAGCTCGGCTGTGCGTGCTCTCGACGCCGCCATATTGGTTGCCGCGCTCTGTATAGATGCGCGTGCATTCGTTCATGATGTCTTCGTATTTCATTCTTCATCCACCTTCTTGCTGTCGTTGTTGAATAGCGAGGTAACCAGCATGCCCAGGATCCAGACGATCAAGGCATAAAACAGGATCTCAGTTAGCGGTGTCATTTCCAGTCATCCCTCCCCTCAATGTCGCCCATCAGGCTGTCGAGCCAAAGCACGATGGCCATAACCGCGAACAGGATAACGATTGTTGATGCGAGCCAAACAATCCAAGTCATCGCCAAGCCTCCTTAAGAAACGTCATTGCGCTGTAAAGCGACGATCGGCTGGCAAAAGAACCAGCTGGTGTCGAGGCTTTATAGATTCTGCCAGCGCGAATGATGTGGCCGATGACCTCGCCGTGGCGGCGAAACTGCCAGGCATTTGGTCCGTCATAGTGCAACGTGTACTCCATTTAATTTGCTCCTTGCTTGTTAGCCAACTCGCGAGCCAAGGCTCGGTTCTTGCGGCCCGTGTGAATGATCGCGATCACGATCAAAAGGGGAATGCCGACAATCGCAGGCACCAGCAGGATGGCCACCAGCCACCAAAACCAATGCACGCCGTGCTGCTCAGCCCGAAGGGCTTGGGCGTGACGAATGCGGCCAGCAAGCGGGGTGGCGATGTAGAAAACCAACATCGCCAACACGACGAGAATGACGCCGAGGTCTTTCAGCTCAGGGCTTAAAGCAATCATGCTGACGCCAAGAGCGGCAAGCGGGATGGAAACGATGGAGGCAAGAATCAGGCGCATTTGGTTGGTCCGTTGGTTTGTTTGTTGGTATGCACACCATACCTGTTAAGGCGGGATTGTCAAGCTGGTTTTTCAATAAATAAAACACATTTTGCAAGCCAAGCACGGCCACAGCACAGCAAAAAAGGGGCGGCCCTTAGGCCACCCCTCTTGTTCTTTAGAACGGCGCGTCCTCAGCCCGCTCGATGGTCTTCTTGGGAGAGACGGCGCCAACCCAGTTTCCGACCTTGGTTTCGCCCGTCATTTTATCCGTAAGCTCCCAGATCATCACCTTGATAATCATGGGCTTCGCGCACAGGCTGCTCGCCAGCTGCGCGTCGGTCGGTTCTCCACCAGCGGCCCGCAGATGACCACCAGCGTTGAAGTCGATCGCGGCCAGCATGCGCAGGGCCTTGTCCTTCTTCTTGGCGGGGTCAGCAGCCTTGGGGTCTGGATCCTTCACCCAAAGCTTCTGAAAAACCTTCCGGTTCTTGTATTCGGCAGGCTGCAGCACAGACCAGCGCAAGGACACATAGGAATTATTTTCCTGGTCCTTCGCCCACTTGGCTTCATCCAGCACGGCCAGCGCGTTGGTGTCTGCCGGAATGGGCTTTATCTCCCCACCGCCTGCTTCAAACGTGCCACCAGCTGGTGCGTCACTCAGATTCCAAAAATCGTCAGCCATCACTTATCCTCCACCATTGAACCAATAAGACCCGCCAGGGGATTGACCCCAGCTTCTACGGTCAGCGCATCTTTGATGCCAAACCTGTTTTTAGAAACAGACGCCGCCGTCGCATAGGTAATCAGATGGCGCGTGCCATCCGAAATCGCCTGCTTCCTGTCGCCGTCACCCTTGGTAAAGGTCTGAAGTTTCAGGAACCCCACGACGTCCACGTCATCGACATATGCGGGCATACTCTTCTCATGCAGGCGAAGGGTGTAGCGCATATATGCCTCATCGTCCGGCGGCTCGATGCGGCTGGTGTCAGCATGCGCCACAAATACCGTATGCATACCACGCTTCTCTGCGAGGATCCCCGCAGCCTTCCGCAGTCTGGCATGCATGGCGGCAACCGCGTCTCGGCCAGCGCCATATCCCCCGAGGGCCTGTTGGATGCCCTTGGGCTTCTTCGGGTCTGTATCAACCACATACTGCGAGAACATGCGTTCCAGAGCCGTGACGGAATCAACGACCAAAGTCTTATAAGAATGCTCCTCGTTGATAAGGGCAGTCAGTTGGTCCCAAAGCATATCCGGTCCCGTCAGGACAGGAAAAGCGTCAGGCCTCGTATTGACAGGGATTGCCTGCAGTCCGTCTTCTGCACGAATGACGATCGGCTTTGGAAATGTGCAGGCTAGGGTTGTTTTACCAAGGCCGCTGTCACCACATATGGTGACAATCACCGGCCTGTCTTTCGGTTTACTGATTGATTGCAAAACGCTCATTGGCGCCTTCCTTTCTCTTCTAACGAATTGACACTTACGCACGCTTATGCTTATGTCAAGTGCCTTTTTCACAACCAGCAAGGAAAAAACTATGGCCGATGCCCCAATTTTGAGTTTAGAAAAAATCCGCGAGCTATTGAAAGACCGCCGTCTGTATGTCGTGGCCCGTGGTGCGGGTCTCTCGTACCCGACTGTCCGTTCGATCGCCCTTGGCGAGCGGGACGCGGCTTATTCCACAGTGAAGAAGCTGTCGGATTATTTCGGGAAGAAGAACTAACCAGCGGCTGCCAGTACACGGCTGCCAGTACACGGCAGCCCCAACAAAAAAGGTGGAATCAATGATTTATCGTGAATTCAGAGACGCGGGCCTGCGCGTCTTTGGCGTGCATCCTATCATCAACGGCAAATGCGGCTGCGGTGACCCTGAGTGCAAAGCCGCAGGCAAACACCCGCTCACCAACGGGTGGATGACCACGCCGGTCTGGTCAGACGAACAGTTTCAAGTCCTCGCAGAGGAAATGGAAGTCTTCAAATCAGGCTATGGCGTGCTTTGCCAAGGGCTGCTTGTCATCGATGTCGACGCCCGCAATGGTGGTGTCGAATCATTTGAGCGATTGCGGCATGACGTGCCTGAGGTCGAAAAAGCGGGCCTCATCGTCACCACTGGGTCAGGTGGCGGTTCTCGCCATCTTTATTTCAAAGTCGCCGAGGGCGTTGCGCTCATATCGCATCACCCAGATTACCCTGGGCTCGATTTCAAAAGCAGCGGCTTCGTAATCGGGCCTGGCTCGCTGCACGCGTCAGGCAATCATTACGAGGCGGCATATGGTTCGGTCGATGACATCGATGACGCCCCTGAAGCTCTCCTTGCCCTGCTGCGTAAGCCAGAACGCCATCGCGCTTCTACGGGCAATGGCGGCACCATGGACGTCTCGCATGCAGACCTCGCCGATATGATTTCCCATGTGGAGCCAGACGCTGACCACGAAACATGGGTCCGCTGCGGCATGGCTCTTCACCATGCTTCGGCAGGCACAGCATTCGCCGTCTGGGACGATTGGTCAAATCGTGGCACCAAATACCCAGGGCGTGACGCCCTGACCAAGCGGTGGCACTCCTTCGGCAAGAGCGTCAATCCCGTCACGCTCGGCACACTCATTCACTACGCCGAGGCAGCCGGATGGAAAGCCCCCGTGACTTTCGAGACGGCGGAAGAGTTTTCCATTCCTGCCACAGTCACCAATCTCGACATCAGCCACATCGATACCTCAAGGCCCCCAGGCTTTGTGGGTGCCGTTGCGGAATGGATTGAATCCCAATCCTACCGCCCGCGCCAAACATTGGCTGTGGCGGCTGCTTTAACCGCCATCGGCAATATCGGCGGCTTGCGGTACATCGATGACGTGAGCGGCGTGTCGACCAACCTGTTCACGTTCTGCGTGGCAGGGTCTGGCACAGGCAAGGAACCAATCCAGCAGGCAATGGCGGCTGTCATGAAGGCGGCCCGTGTCCATCAGGCAGTTCACGGGTCCATTAAGTCCGAACAGGAAATCGTCCGTAATCTGATCGACCATCAAGCGGCTTTCTTCATTATCGACGAAATCGGCATCTTCCTGAAGAAGGTGAAGAACGCGCAGCAAAAAGGTGGGGCCGCCTACTTGGACGGTGTCATCGGCATCCTGATGTCCGCCTACTCTAAAGCCAACGGTTTCATGCTGATCACAGGAGACCTTAAGAAAGAAATCCGCAAGGCGCTTCAGCAAGAGCTCCAGCGGCTGGAAAACGCCGACACCCAGACCGGCACTATCCGCGCCAGATCTGCATCCGTGCGGCGCGCGCTGGAATCCATCGACGAAGGGATCGAGCGGCCATTCTTGTCTTTGGCAGGGTTTACAACCCCATCCACATTCGAAGAACTTGTCGACTTTGATAACGCCACCAACGGGTTCATCGGGCGCGCCTTGCTGTTCCATGAGCGCGATACGGTGCCGCCCCACAAGAAGGGATTCAAGCAAACCCCCATGAGTGCCGACATGGCTCAAGCCCTGCACGACATCTTCGCGGCTGGCAATTGCGAGGTCCACGCCACTGGGCGCGTTGAGTTCTATGGCCAAAAAACCGTCATCCCCACGACACCAGAAGGCGTCGCTTTGCTGGACCGTGTGTCGGACGCGTTTGAAGAGCTGGCAGTGGATTATTCCGAGGGCAATGGCCTCGAGGGGCTGGCGTTGCGCGCTTATGAGCAGGTGGCCAAGGTGAGCCTGATCCTTGCCATTCCTGGCGGGATGAGGACCGCTGAACATATCCTTTGGGCTTATGCACTGGTGCGAAAGGATGTCGACCAGAAGGCAAAGCTGGTGACCGCCAATGCCAGAGCCAAAGATTCCCCGCTGCTGGCTCTACGGGCTCGCTTGTCGACCTTGTGCGCGGGCGAGGAAGGAGCGACCTTTGGGGTCATTTGTAACAGCCTACGGTCACACAAAAAGGAGGATATCGAGAAGTGCTTGGCCCAGATGGTCAAGGAGCGGCTCATGGTTGAGATCAAATCTCAGCATCGCTTTAAGAAGAGCGTGGTCGTCAGGAGATTCAAATCGGTTGGGTGACATTGCCACCACCAAAGAGAAAGCCACCCCAACGGGTGGCTTTTTTTATGCCAACAGAAGGGAAGAAAGTACATAAACGAGGTCTTTATCTACTTTTTGTTTTAAAATCAAAGACTTAAGTGATAAAAAGCTTAAAAATGTCGTCCCCTAGAGATATTCATTTTCAGAGACCTAAAAAGGGATAAAAGAGATATAGTATTAGACTCGTTTTGGAGTATAAAATAATGTCTAATACTACTCTACTTTCAACTAATAAATTGAAAATAAAAGAGAAAGTAAAATTAATGGGGTTTCTTCGTGCTTTTCCATGGTGTGTTCCACATATTATTTCTGTAGTTTTCAATTCTTGCAACACATGCTATACCACTCCACATGGCACATCCGTTCTACTCCACAGCCGCTTGGATCAAAGCAAGACACAAGGCGATCGCCCGCGCTGGCTTCCGTTGTCAGATGTGTGGCGCTGATGTCCGTGGCAAAGGAAGAGCCCATGTGGACCACATCAAGCCACGCAAGGCGTACCCAGAGCTCGCACTGGAGCCATCCAACCTCGCCTGCTGCTGCCAGACCTGTCACAACTCCGCAAAACAGAAACACGAACGGAATCCGAACATGAAAACCATCGGTCCAGATGGCTTCCCAGAAGGGTGGGGCTAGGGGGTTTGTAACTGTTGCTTGCAATCTACCATAAAGTGCCTTAATCTGAACTTATGGATAAGCGATTAGTAAAGATTGGCGAAGCGGCGGCACTCCTTGGAGTTGCCGTTAAGACCCTACGCAAGTGGGAAACGACCGGCGAGCTCCTGCCTGATAGGAAAACCAAGGGCGGGACGCGATTCTATGACGCCGCAAAACTCTTGGCTCTGGGCGATGCGGACTTTCCCACCGTTTGTTATGCGCGGGTTTCCAGCCACGACCAGAAGCCCGACCTTGAACGCCAGAAGGAAATGCTTGAAACCTATTGCGCCGCCAAAGGTTGGCGCACGGATGTTATTTCTGACCTTGGCTCAGGGATGAACTTCAACAAGAAAGGCCTCGCCAAACTCCTCGACATCATCCTAAAGAA